CCAATATTTGTGAGGGAGGTGCTAGAGTTCCTTATGATGATTGTCATAGGGGTGGGTATGGAATTATCCAGTGGACCTCTACGGGTCGTTATAATGGGTTAGGATTCTTTGCAGAGAATTATGGTTGCGATGCCAGCACTCTTGAGTGTCAAACTCGTTATATGATTAATGAGGATGTATTCCAACGTTACCTTCCAGAATTTGAAGGTGGTGGACAAACTGTCTCTCAATACATGGTTCCTGCCTACTATTGGTTAGGTTGGGGAATTAAAGGGAACCGTGAACTTTATGCATACGAATTTACAAAAAAACTAACGGCAGTATGATTAAGAAGATCAAAGAAACACTAAGTCAAATGTTCTTCTCACCAGAAGCAATTGGAACCTGGTCTGCACCTGAAGTGGAGACACAAACATCTTTGCTTCAGAAAAAGGCAGGAACCTATACAGGTATTCCTGCTCCTAGGGTTCTAGAAGATGATGAGTGGTTTGGTCCTGCTCCTGTTTCTGATACTAATCTAGATTACATGGAACAGGAAACTTTGATTAAACAGGAAGAGTATCAAGAAACTCATTCTGTAGAATCTGAAAATATTCATCAGGTAATGTATGAGATGGCAACTCAAAACTCTGCCACTACTCTACAACTGGATCCCATTGGTGGTTCGGAAAACTTCCAAGGTGGTTCGGAAAACATTCATAGGGGTTGACAAATTCTGAAAGGTCTGTTATCCTAAATAAAGATTGCAACTGGCACATGTGCCAATTGTAATAAAACTAAACGAAGACACGTCGAGTCTTCTTTCATCTGCGGGTAATCATTCCGCAAGTAACTAAAGGTACACAACAATGATCAAATCTGTATTCGCAGCAACTGCTGCTCTTTCCATGTCTGCTGGTGCTGCTCTTGCAGGTCCATACGTGAACGTAGAAGCAAACTCAGGATGGACTGGTGCTGATTACACTGGAACAACTACAGACGCTCACGTAGGTTACGAAGGTGCTCTGGGTGAGCGTGGTTCTTACTACGTCCAGGGTGGTGCTAGCTTCGTCTCTCCTGACGGTGGTGAGACCGATGTCGTTCCTTCTGGTAAGGCAGGTCTAGGTTTCGCAGTCACCGATGCTCTTGGAGCATATGGTGAGGTTTCCTTCATCGGTTCAGGTGACGATGACATTGATAAGGGATACGGTGCTAAGCTAGGTCTGAAGTATTCCTTCTGATCCTATCGTTGTAAAAGTTAATATATACCCATCTAGATGTTCGGGGTTCCTGACGAGGAACCCCCTTTTTTTGTGTTAAATTTTAGTTAACACGCGCTATATACCAAGGTTTGTTCAAAGTTAAATCAAGTTAACTTGATCTTAACGACAAAAACTAAAGACACTGTTATAATATTCAGGTCTTTAACGGACAAACCCGAAAACATTACAAAGGAATTTCTAAAATGAAAAAGCAAGCACTTGCCGCACTGGCATTGACTGCACTGGCGACACCTGCTATGGCTGGTCCTTACCTTACCACCAAAGTCGGAGTCAAAGGTGAAGGTAGCGAATTCGATAAGTCATATGTCGAAACTCGCGTTGGATATGAAACCAAAATGGGCAACCTCAAGCCTTATATTGAAGTTGGTCCTGCATGGGAAACTGGTAATGGTGAAGATACTCAAAACTTTGGTCAACTAGAAGTTGGTACTAAGATTAAACTCACCGACAATCTTTCTTCTAAAGTCAAGGCAGAGTTCACCAACGCATTTGAGTCTGGCACAGATATGGAATGGAAGTACGAAGCAACTGTAACTTACGACTTCTGATAATAAAATGATACAAGAACTCGTCAAACTGGTTACTCTACCAGTTATTGCGATGGGTGCTATCGTTGGGGCAGATGTTTCTGCCCTTTCGGATGCTTATGCTGCACCAAATTTTGAACAAGTAGGACAGTATGGAGTCGGTGAAGATTCTGCTGCAGAAATCGTAGCTTCTAATGGAAAAGTCCTCGCATACACCAATTCGGATAAAGGAAGTGTTGACTTCGTTGACATTTCTGACCCTTCTAACCCTACCTCTATCATTTCTGTGGATGTCGGTGGTGAACCAACCAGTGTGGCAATCCATGACGGGTATGCAGTTGCGGCTGTTAACACCTCATCATCCTTCACGAATCCATCGGGCAAGGTGGTAGTGATTGATATGTGGGAGTACAAAGTAGTAAAGGAGATTACTCTTGCTGGTCAACCTGATAGTATTGCTATTTCTCCCTCTGGGAAGTTTGCTGCTGTTGCTATTGAAAATGAACGGGACGAAGACCTCAACGATGGTCTGATTCCTCAGTATCCTGCAGGTAACGTCGCTATTGTAACTCTTGATGGTAATGTAAATTATGCAGATGTTTCAGGTCTTTCTGACATTGCTCCTAGTGATCCTGAACCTGAGTTTGTTGACATCAATGACAAAGGTGAAATTGTTGTTACTCTTCAAGAGAATAATCATATGGTTGTTCTTGATTCCAGTGGTAATGTCATCTCCGATTTCTCTGCTGGCAAGGTAGACCTCTATGATATTGACGACACCAAAGACGGTTATTATATGCCTGTTGGTTCTCGTCAGGGTGTACGTCGTGAACCTGATGCTGTTAAGTGGATTGATAATGATCACTTTGTTACTGCTAACGAAGGTGACTACAAACTGAAACGTCGTGGTGAACACAAACGTGGTGGTTCTAGAGGATTTACTATCTGGAACAAAGATGGCACCGTAGTATATGACTCTGGTAATACCTTTGAGCGTGCTTTGGGTGATGCTGGATATTGGAATGACAAACGTGCTGAAAAGAAGGGTGTAGAACCCGAATCTGTTGAAGTTATGGATAACCTACTATTTGTAGGTGCTGAACGTGTAGATGCAGTTGGTGTTTATGACATCAGTGATCTATCCAACCCAAAACTTTTACAAATCCTACCTACAGGCAAGGCACCAGAAGGTCTGGTTGCTATTCCCGAACGTCGCCTGTTCGTTACTTCCAACGAAAAAGACGCAAATAATTCCCTCTCCATTTTTAAGTTCTAAAATGAAACTATCTGCTATTGCTATGAGTGCTCTTGCACTCGCTGCTCCTTCTGCTGCTATGGCAGGAGAAAGACTTAATGGTGCTGGTGCATCATTCCCTGCTCCAATCTATCAAAAATGGTTTAAGGACTACGCTACTAAGACTGGTAATGAAGTAAACTATCAAGCAGTTGGTAGTGGTGCTGGTGTCCGTCAATACAAAGCAGGCACTACCGACTTCGGTGCGTCTGATAAGGCAGTTTCCGATAAGAAACTTGCTGGCATCTCCCGTCCTATGGTCCAAATCCCTATGACTGGTGGTGCAATTGCTATTGCATACAACAAGCCTGGTTGTGACCTCAAACTCTCTCAGATCGAACTCACCAAAGTCTTCTATGGACGTATTAGTGACTGGTCGGAGTTGGGTTGTGCTGCAGGTCCTATCACTGTCGCTGTTCGCTCTGATGGTTCGGGCACGACCGCTGGTTTCACCAATTCTCTCTCTGCTTTCTCACCATATTGGGCATACAAAGTAGGACGTGGTAAGTCTGTTGATTGGCCTGCTGCTGCTACAGTTGCTGGTAAAGGTAACTCTGGTGTTGCTGGCATCATTAGATCTAAGGAAGGTGCCATTGGTTACTTGAACTATGGTTATGTTGTTGGTGACAAGTTCCAACAAGCTGCTATCCAAAACAAAGCAGGAAACTATGTGAAAGCAAATGGTGAGACCTCTGCTGCTGGTCTTGCACAAATCAAACTAGATGACAAACTGCGTGGAACCGACGCTAACCCCGCTGGTGCAAACGCATTCCCTATCGTTTCTCTGACCTGGATCCTTGCAGAACCTGGTCATAAGACCGATGCAGTCAAACCTGCTCTTCGTTATATGCTGAGTGAAGAAGCACAAGGTATTTCAGATTCTCTGGGTTATGTACCTCTCCCCGAGTCTCTTCGACAGAAGTCCCTTGCAGCAGTCGAATCTCTGTGATATAATACCTTTAGTTACTTGTGAATAATGAAACAATGTAATCCCAAATGGAAAACTTGGTGTATTGCATGTTGCTCTTCCCAGTTGTGGCTGCTCCCAGCAGCCCTTCTGGGAATTCTTATTGTAATTGAGAGCATACATACAGATGCACACCTTAAGATGGAACAAGATGTGCATGGATATTGCCGAAATAATGCGGAGTATCAAGAAAACAAACAATTTACGGATGATGACTGGTGAAAAAGAAAGCAAAAGAATTACTTCATTGGTTCTTCGATGATACAGATCGGGGTGAAGAAAATATATCTACATGCCAAAATCTATATGAATTGGTAGAGAAACTTCAATTTCGACTGGAGGGATTGGAAAATGAGCATATGCTGATGATGAGTCGGTATGCCAAACTTGAATCTGAAATTGAATTGTTAAAACAAGATGGTAAATATCGCATTAGCAAGGATGGTGATATATACTAGTAAAGGATGATTCTTTATTATGTCCGAATTTCCAAAAGACTGGAGATATGCTGACGACAGGATGCAAATGAGAGCAGCAGTATTTCGTGCTCTCAGTCACCATCTAAATGACCATTGCCGTGCAGTATATGAGTTCTGTCATGACTGGGTAAGTCAAGGCAACAACCACACCAACAACATTGAACACCACTTTCAAAAGTATCTAACGGAGACACATCGTGAAAAAGTTTATCAATTGGAAAAATGCCTTGAGATTGAGCCTGGCTGGTATGCTCCTGACAACAACTCCAGCACTGGCAAATGAAGAAGATAAATTAAAGTATGGATACAACACTATGGATTCCATGGGTTGTATGATCCTACGAGAATGTACTGATGGAGTCGAAGAAGTCACTAGTCTTTTGGATATTTCTAGTAAGTATGATGATCCTACTCGTTTTACTCCCATTGCTAACGAGTTCAACCGAATGCTCACTTCTCTTAGGCAGGTCGGAGTTAAGGTGTTTCTAGCACCACCAAAGTATTTTCCGATTGGGCATCGTGGTGTTTATCATACTGTGAGCAACACCTTCTTTTTGAATAAAAGACATATGGGATATCCTGGCACATTGATGTCAGTGATGCGTCATGAAGGATGGCACGCTGCACAAGATTGTATGGCAGGAACTATTGATAATAGTATGATTGCTATCATTATGCCTGAGGAGGATGTTCCTCAGATTTGGCAGGAGATGGTTAGACGTACATATCCACCAGCAGCACAACCCTGGGAAAAGGAAGCAACCTGGGCAGGTAAGACTGAAGGTATGACTGAGAAGGCACTTGCTTCTTGTGCTGCAGGAACGATGTGGACTGATTATGAACCCACACCATTGACCCGTGAATGGTTGGTAGAGAATAATTATCTCAATCACATTGAACATTCATATGAATACCATATTGAGTTTCATTATCCCAAACGTGGAGTACAAAAACATAGTCATTTTCATTGGCATCCAATGAGTGACCTAATTCATAAGCATAGGCATAAGCACGGAAAAGGTAATTGGCACCATGGAATTGGTGGAAGGCATGAGAAGTATACCTTTGAAAGGCACGGTCATCATTGATTTGTCAGGGATAGCAACCCCTTAAAAAGTTCTGTTTAACCTAACGGAGAAACAGATGGCAAACTCACCAGTCGATAAAAGCAATGCATTTATTGAATCTGGAATGACTTTAATCACTGATCCTGCATCTGATAAGTATCTTAAAAAAATAAATAACAATGCCTCGCATCTTTCTAATGGAATCAAGTCCAAAGAAGAAAGAGGACACCAAACCTAAATTTGACTGGGCAGACGAAGGTCTGTCAGCATTGGTGCGTGTTGTTATTCTATCGTGGTCAGCAGCAATTCTTACACTAAATTATGTAACTATTCCTGGTGTTCCTCAAAAGAATATCGATCCGACTTTCATCGCCAGCGTCTTTACTGGGACTTTAGCGACGTTCGGGGTTGTTCCTGCCAAAAAGGATAAAAAAGAAGACAATGAAAAGAAACTAGATACAAAGGAAAAAGTAGAAAACTAATTGTCTTACAGAGAACCACACCTTCAAAAAAAGTCAGACGAATGTGCTGAACTTTGGAGGGAGTGGTTTTCTTTTTTTGAAGACCCAGAGAAAAAACATTCTTCAGAAACTAAAGAACGTAGGAAAAAATGGTGTAATTGTGTTACAGAATTTGGTGAAATGGTAAGTCAGGAAGTCAAAACAAATCCTCGTTACAAAAATATCAATCTTAGATAGATAGTGTAGTCGAGTAAACTAATATGAAGTTCTTTTTTGCACTCCTCGCAACACTTTTTCTTGCTGCACCTGCTTGGGCTGTAGACGTTCAGATGGGATCCAATGGTAATCTTGTTTTTGATCCTGCGGAAGTTACTATCAGTGCTGGTGAATCGGTGCATTTTGTTAATAATATGCTGCCTCCTCATAACGTTGTCGTTGAGGATCATCCAGAACTAAGTCACGAAGCCCTGGCAATGTTACCAGGTGAAGACTTTGAAGTTGCATTCCCAGAAGCAGGTGACTACACTTACTGGTGCGGTCCTCATAAGGGTGCTGGTATGATCGGAACTGTTCATGTCGAGTGAGCATCATGGGGAACCAAATGGTGAAAGTGAAATACCTATGTGGGTTTACTTAACTGCCGTAGGGTTATTCACTTTTACCATCCTTTGTTTTGGTGTAATGTTAGCAGGGATGGTTTTCGTATGAAAAAATTCAATGAAGTTACACTTAATATCACAGTAGCAATTCTAGACTTCCTGTATCAAGGAAGAGACTATCCACGTTTCTGGGTGCTTGAGGAAATTGCTCGGGCACCCTATTTTGCGTTTTTGAGTGTCTTACATTTCAGAGAAAGCATGGGACTTCGTGGTCCTGAGCATCTATATTTGATGAAAGAACACTTCGATCAATCGATCAATGAAACAGAACATCTGGAATATATGGAAAGCAGGGGCGGTAATACTTATTTTGTCGATCGCCTTGTTGCCAAACACCTCGTCCTTATCTATTATTGGGTCAATGTGGTTTATTACTGGGTGGCTCCTAAGTCTGCATACCATTTGTCGTATGAAGTAGAAATTCATGCAGCAACTACATATGCTAAGTATCTTGCATTGAATGGTCCAGATGAAAAGATCCTTGAGATCTTGAACGATGAACTACAACACGCTCATGAATTAGAAAAAGCAATAGAGGTGATCAAATGACAACATTTTTCATAATTCTTTTCATTTCATTGCTTGTCGGTGGAATGCAATTAACATGGCCAGGTAGATACCGAGGCTAAAATGGATGTCCGAGAAAAGATGAATGAATATCTACTTGCATTTTGTATAGGATTTGCATGTATGTTTGTCCTAGCAGTAGATGAAATTGATCGTTTCAAAGGATGTCCACTCCCAGAATATTTTCAAAACGAGGTTAAAGGATGAAGGTAGGTTTAATTGGTCTAGGTCGAATGGGCGAGGGTATGTCTCGTCGTATGCTAAAAGCAGGAATTGAAGTCCATGGGTATCGCAACAACTATAAAAAGGCTGAAGAACAATTTGAGAAGGGTTATATCAGTGGATGTACCACTTCTCTGGAAAACCTTGTTCAAGTAGTCCATCAAGGATCTGAGATGACTGGTAAAGTGCCAGGCATTTTTATGATGGTCGTGCCCGCAGAAACCGTAGAGGAAACGTTAAATGAGCTACTACAATTTTGTGTGGAGGGTGATATTATTATTGATCATGGCAATTCCAATTTTAAGGATTCTAGATACAGGGCAGAAAGGTTGTCTAACCTGGGCATCCAATATCTTGACTGTGGTACTAGTGGTGGTGTTTACGGTCTGGAGCGTGGATACTGTCTTATGGTTGGTGGTTCAAATACTGCAGTATCCGTCTGCCGTCCTATCTTTGACGCACTCGCACCAGGCATTGATGCTGCCCCACGAACTGCCGACAGAAATGGATACACTCTCTACCCTGAAGAGTACGGTTGGATGCATTGTGGACCAGCTGGAGCAGGTCACTTTGTAAAAATGGTTCATAATGGAATCGAATATGGAATC